CGGATTCAACATCTATCACTTTACTTTCATTCTGTATCAGTCTCTGTAGGTCTGTTGTTGTTCCTACAAAAAGATTGTTAGTCACAGTCTTGGCATCCTGAACAATCTCTTCTTTATTGATGTCCTTGTTCTTCTTGTTCAAGTCCATCAACTTGTCATTTACATCTGCGATACCTTTTATCATATTTGATAGGACTTCGAAGGCACGCGGGTGTTCGCTCTCGCGCGCGACCTCAATCATCAAGTCTAATGACTCCCGACCCTTTTCTATCAACTCATAATATGTATCACGCGAATATTCATAATCCGCTTTAATAGTTTTTTCTTCACTCATTACAATCCATCGCTATCCATGTGTGTTAATGTAAATCCATAGTCACTATCCGCACTCACACCATTAGGTGTTGGAAGTAACTTAGTAGTATGTAGGTATTCGTCTGAGTCCGCACTCTGTAAGAAATAGTTTGTACGAACATCACGTATAATTCTTTGTCCGTCGTCTGATAGTGGGCCATGTAATAGTATCTTCATTTCAAAATCAAGTGAATATACTATCGTTCTTCTTTCTCCTAATGCTCCTTCAAAATTATCTTGCATAGATACACTACCAAGACTAATTGGAACATCCTCAAGTAATGAAGGTATATCAGCAAAGGGTTTTACTGTCACTGTATATTGTGGAACAAAATATGGTAGTATCTGTTCTACAATCTGTAACGCATCGTCTTGACTCTTTGCGTATATATTTAATTGAAACGCTATATTATAAGGTGTTGCGGCATATAGTTTTTGCTTTGTTATTGTACTATTCGTTATCGCCTTTGAAAGAGTATTCATCTTAGGTAACTGACGTGACGCATCATATGACATACTTGTAATCTCAAATGACATACGCGGCAGTTTAATTGCTACCTTACGTTCCGCACCTTCTCCGTTTGCCATATCTTCTATACGAGCAAGAAAGTTTCTCTTAGGTGCATATGACAGGGGAACCTTGACCTGAGATATAACTTGATTAGAAGCATTCGTTCTAATTACTTTGATATTGTTAAACAGAGAACCGAATACGGAAACCGCAGTTCTAACTCTCTTGTGATAAAAATGACCACCAAACATTATGACATATCTCCGAATGGGTTACTCTCTGAGAAGTCTAAGAAGTCTGATTCAAAGTCGTCAAAGATTTTATTTTGTGCATCGTTCTGTATTTTCTGTAGTTCTTCAACAAGAATAGGAGTTGCAGACACAGTACTTGTTCCTCCTGTTACAAGTTTAGTCGTACCGAACTCTTTGAACGTTCCGTCAGTTGAACCTGCATGAGCAACGTGCATAATTCTATCGGAGTCACTCCAACGAGTAATCTCACCCTTCATAGAGAATGTACTAAAGTTTTGTGTAATTGTTTCTCCAACAACATAACCAGAAGTACCACTACCAAATGTCAACTTATATTGGAACGCACCATCTGCTTCGATGTTGTCTATATTCGCAATATTAGTATCGAAGTCTTCGTCGTTGTACTCGAACAACTCACAAGTAAGTTTATATGTTGGGAGTTGACCAAGTTGGAAGAATGGGTCATAGTTGTTACACTTGGTTATCTCAAATATAGAGTTTGACATTGGAAGATATATCAAGTCACCTTCACGAGGTCTAAAATTATTCTCTGTGAGTTTACGACCAATCAGTTCTTTCCATCTCTTTATGGAAACAACAAAGGTAGCAGTATCTCTTATTTCAATACCAAACTTCTGGAAGAGTTGACCCTCTCCCTCAAACTGATTACCATCGAGATACATCTCAATCTTATATGCTTCACCAAATCGTGAAGGTACATCATCAAGGAATACTTTGTCCTTGTTGACTATCTCTCTTGGTAGATAGTATAGGTCTTGTCCATAGAATTGAAGTGACTCAATCACTAGACTTTCTACGAGGGACTGTTCTGACCTTACATTGTGTTTGAAATACTTACTAGTCGCCATTGTTTATCCTACGAAGAAATCTACTGGTGTGTCATACTCGTTAAACATTCTTTGTCTTATGATTTCTATTTCTTGTTTTGCATCTTCCACAATCTGTCTACCGTTCAATGTAACGCCTCCAGGAAGTGTAATACCATCAAACTTGACAAGGTTCTCACCCCATTGTAGTTTCATTAATGACGTTGTATATTCTTTTAAGAACATATTATTATATACGTTTGCAAGAGAGGTTGCGGTAGAAACGAACATCTCTATCATAATCTTATCTCCTACTACGAGTTCTCCTCCAGCTCCAAGGTCTCCCTGTATATAAAGTTTAGCGTCCAATCTATTAAAGTTTACTTGAGGGTGACCCGTGAGTTTCAAATCAATTGTAGAAAGATACTGTTCCATCTGTTCTAGATAGGCAAGGTCTCCGATACCTGTATGTAGGTCATTCAAGTCATTTAATCTCATTTGATATTTGAGGTCAAAGAAGTTTACTGAACTTGTATCACTATTAATAGGAAATACTCGATTAACACTCAGTATTCTATCATTGTATTCTCCGCTGAACGCAGCGTTTAAATCAATATACTTATTAGTGATCATCGCTTCTGTTATCTCTACAAACTGAGCAATCCTTGAACTACCTTCACTATTGTATTCCATGAACATCTGTAACGCATCGTCAAGTCGGTCTTCTATCTGTTCGTCATCAATATTAATCTCGATAACAGGGTGACCTAACCTACGAAGACAATAGTCTATCAGTTGGTTCCTTGACTGTGGTTTCGCCATTTTTTAACTCCAAATAGCAGTTGCTATTGTTTGAACGAACGCATCCTCACCACTTACATCAGTAGCGGCGCCGCCATCCTCAACAAACTTCTTTAATGTTACTTCTCTGTGTCTGGAATCCCCTACTACACTATCTTCGGTATAGGTATCAAAATATGATACTACCATTACGGGATGTTTATCATTTGCGGTATCTGCCGCAGATGAATCTATTGCGGAGTGTACCACTACTTGACTTAATGTGGTTGTTTTTGTTATTGCCATTTTATTACTCTCTTAGTTACTTTCTACTCTTATTTATACCAAAAATACCTTCGGAATATCGGTTTTCTTTTTCATTCTTTTCCCAGAACTTCTTATCGACTTCCTCGAATATCTCTTTATTATACTGTTGTTCTTGCGTATGCTTTGACATGCGTTATAGTCTCCGATGTTGTATTGTAGACGCATCCCCATATAAACAATAAAGGTTCAATCGTATTGTCAGTTGTATCATAAGGGAAGGTGTACGAGTTTGTGGTACACCAAGACTTCATGACACTAGGGTCTGCCTGAAAATATACATCTACATTCTCATTTATATTACTTGACTTGTCGTGTATTCTGGCATAGAACTGATAACTATGAGGTGGCAGTAATGCGTTTATCTCATTATAGGTATCGACATCAACTCTCTTCATTTCTGATTCGGGTATCACAAACTTTGCGAGTACGTCATTTGTTACAGTATCAAACTTCAATCCGTACCATTTTTTATATTCCTGATAGGTTGCCCCAAAACTATTCTTAATAGTATCGGTTGGAGCATCAAAGTTATAGAACGAGATATTGTTGTTTACATTATAGGGTGGTCTCTGAGCAGTATATTCTCCAACAAGGTTATTTGTGTTGTTATCAAAAGAAGTCACTTCCCCTGAGAAGTCATCGTTTAATGTCGCAACGATTGCTTGACCCGGAGCAGTGCCTACAGCATAGTCTGTTCTTGTCGCACTACCATTCAAGTATGTTGTATCTTTTACTTGAGTTGCGTTGATTGAAGCGATATGATTTACCTGTGTCTGTACTGTTCTAGTTTGATAGTAAACACCTTCTGCTAACTTCTTAGAAAGAGTTTCGTTAACACTATTGTCGGCATTTAACTTAGACCCAACCTCAACTAGGTTTCCATCTGAATCAGTAAGTGTAGTTAAGAGTATTGAGTCTCTTGTGATATGTGAATAAGTAAATGTCATTAAACCCACTCTATGAAGCAGTTTCCTTGATGCGTCGTACCAAACGCATTTGCCATCTGGACGCCCGTCCAAAGGTATGTACAACTACCACTACTAGAACTAAAATTAGTATTTCCAGAATGATATGACCCTGTTCCTGTTCTTGGAAAAGTTGCGGTTGGTGTTCCACTATTATTGTTTTGTCCTACCCACACCTTCATAGTTGTCCATCCTGAGTTTGAGAATGTAGCACCACTTTTTGTCAGACCAAAGTTAAGACTACCGTTTATATTGAATAAACTGGTGATTGTAGCGTTAGTTTGTCCACAAATTGAATCGACAGAATCATCACCAAGACTGTCTCCTGTTGTTGAGTTACCATATCCACTTAGTGTAGCATATTGTTGTGACTGATATCCTGCAACCATTGTAGTTTCGTGTATGTTTGTAACCTTTGCTGAATTAAAAAACTTTGACATTGCTATTGTACCACTCGAAGGAATAGCACCATAAGCACCCGAAGTACCCGCAGGAACATTATTTCCACCCGCATAAAATTCACTCAATGAGTGAGTACCAGCAGTTGTATCTCCATATTCACTAACTATACTTCTATTTAAACTTCCAAGAAGACCTAAAGTAGTTCCAATAGACATACCTTGAGAGAGGTCGTTACTCATTGCCATTAC